CTCCTCCACATGAATCTGCTGCACCGAGAATGAAACCGTGGTGAAGAACGGTTTCTCTCTCTTTGAAATCTGAATGAGACCGCCGATCACAACGTTTCCGCGCTGCGTCTTCACAATGACCACCTTGCCGCGCAGGCTCTCGAACCTGCGAAGTTCTTCCAGGTCGGAGAATGCGCATTCGTAGCTTCCGGAAAGAGACTCATATGGAGACAGTTCCAGAACCGGCCACCTTGACGCCGTGGTTTTGAAGTGTGCAGCCTCAACGCTCCAGTCGAACCCCTGTTCCCTGTCGCTGTTCTCACTGAGCTGGAGATCCAGCCACTCGCCGCCGTCCAAAGCGGCGATCCTGGGCGACGTGCTTTCCATCGTTCCGGAAACGGTGTTGGATCTGGTATAGTTTCCGCTGTCGTGCCAGATTTCGACGTAATAGCTGTGTTCTCCGAGCACGCGCCGGTCGTTGTACTCCCGTACATCTTCCGTATCGGCGATCCGGATGCCGTCCCGGTACCAGTGCGCGGAAATCTCCGTTTCTGTCGGCGTCTCCACAAAACTGAGTTCTGCGTCAACGTCAAACACCCCGCTCAGATCAATCGACCCTTCCGGGGCGTTCGTGACAAAAATGGATGTCGTGGACGGATTCGACCACATGCCGTACAGGCCCTGAATTCTCACCGAAATGACGTGCTCTCCATCCTGCAGCGGCTCTTTCACCTTGTAGCTATAGACAGCCGGCCCGTACTCTTTCGCCACAATCTCACCGTCTATGGTGAGTTCATAGCCCTCCTGACCCGTGGACTGCCACGAAATCGTTGTCAGGGGAACGGGCGTTGCCGAAAGTCCGGCAGGCGCTGACGGGGCGATGATGCAGATAAAAGATGATTCGCTCTCCGGTCCCTTTACATTGTCCCGGTTGTAGGCATATACCTTCCACTGCACAGGCCCGGCTGAGAAATAGCCTCCTTCAACGGTATACTCGTTGATGTTTTCCGCCGTGTCCAGAATCGTATGCCATTCCAGATCGCTCTCATAGGTCGTTTTCCACTGCAGCACGGTCCGGATCGGAGCGGTGCCGTCCGAGTTCTGGACGGTCCAGTTGAACGTGATCGGCTTCGTTCCGTCTTCCGCCGTTCCTGTCGGCGACACGCAGGTCGCGATCGTCGTGCCGGCGGCGGTTGAAAAGCTGAAATGCTCGGTCGATGTTGTCGTTCCTCCGGTGTCGGTTGCGGTGATGTACCACTCGATCGTTGACGCCACTGGGAAGGTATTTGCCGGAATGGTGACGCTTTTCGTGTTTCCGGTAACCGCGATCTCGTTCCACGTGGCCGCTCCTGCTATTCGCCAGAAGAAGCTGGCGGAAGACTGGGTATAGTCTCCGACCGTGCTTTCCAGATACCAGGAGAAGGTGATCGCGTTTCGCGGATCGGCATACCCGTCCGTCGGGCCTCCCTGCTGCACCACCTTCGTGGACACCGTTGTAAAGCTTGCGGTTGTGGTCGAACTGGTAACGCCGCAGATGTCTGTGCCTTCGATGTACCACTCTACCGTTCCGCCCGTTGGGAAGGTGTTCGCCGGAATCGCCTTGCTCTGTGAGGATCCGGAAATGCTGTACGTCTGCCAGGCGGCCCCGACAAGATGATAATGCAGAACGGCGCTGCGCTGACTGTATTCTCCGGCTTCGCTCTCATAGACCCATGCGAAATTGAGCGCGGTTCTCGGATCAATCGCCTTCCCTGTCGGGAATACAGTCGCTTTGATCTGCGATGCGGCTGTGCTGAAGGCGTATGTGGATGTCTGCGTCGTCGTTCCATCCGTATCGGTTGCCTGAATGTAGAACTGAATCGTCTTCCCGCCGGGGAAGGTCCCTCCCGGAGCTGTGTAGGACAGGTTGTTTCCGCTGATGTTGATCCGGTTCCAGGTGGACGCATCAGAGGTTTTCCAGAACAGGACTGCTGACCGCTGCACGAAGTCATCCGCGCAATAGTAGGTGTCCGGTCCGAGCTCCCAGGCGAACTCCTTCGATTCGGAAGCATTGATGGTACCGCTCGGGTAGCTTTTGATCACTACTTTGCTGGTGGCATTTTCCGTGTCGTCGTAGGTTAGCTCAAGATAAGGCAGGCTGGTTCCGTCTCCCAGCGTATTCAGTTTGGCGGAGTTGTAATTATACGGGCCGATGTTCACCATTGCCCCGGTGTTATACTTCGTAAACCTTTTGGCTAATTCTGTACTGAAGGCTGTCGAAGCCCCGGCAGGCAGGAATTCCTCGTCCCCATCCCAATAGCCAAGATCTGTTTTCAGGTAGCTGAGGTTCGGACTGAGGTTCGGAACAGAAGGCTGATTCGACCATACAAGTGTCGCAGGATCGATTGCTCCATCGCTGGGATAAAGAACCATGACGGTCTGGTTGAGAATTCCACTACTGCCAATCCACATTCCCAGATCGACCCAAAACAGTGCAGCTGCGCCATAGAGTTTTTTCTTTCTGAGTGCAGCGGGAAATGCGTCAAACTCGACATACAGCCGGTTCTGTTCCTTGTAAAGGTTCACACCGGTTTTGCCTGTCAGGTCCTGAACTCTGACGGGATCTGACTGGGCGGTGAATGCCCATTTTCTCGCGTATAATCTTATTGTCTGCTGAGCCATCTCATCACCCCATCATCGTTTCCACAGCTGCCGTCTGTGCCATCCGGACAATATCATTGAACTCCTTCACGTTCTTCGCATCGATCACGACGGAGCCAATGTACACCGTGCCCATCTTTTTGGAATCCTGTGCATTGAGAACCTTAGATCCCCTTGGCAGATCGACCAGTTCCGGGCCTGCTTCGCCGACCCAGGTGAGACCGCCTCGCCAGTTGTCCGTGCCGCCTGCGTTCCGTCCGTAATTGCCTTCCCATCTGCCTGTCTGCGAGTTGTAATAGTTCCCGTTTGCCGCAGCGTAGAACCGGTCTCCGCTCTGCTGCCATTTCTGCAGGTTGGAGTAGTTCCCGGAGCTGGCGCCGTAACCGAGCGCATTGCCGATCCTCCTGAGGCCGGAAGGAGCGCCGACCACCGTTAGCGTCTGAATCAGGCCGATGCAGACGTTTGCCGCGTCCTGGATCCACGCCAGAACGCCGGCAATGCCGTGCAGTACCTCATAGACAGGGCTGAGTCTGCCGGGAGCGGTATCTGCCGTGTCCAGCAGATCTGTCAGCGGCTGCAGCATGTTCGACAGGAATGTGAAGATCTCCCCTACACCGGTAATAATGCCGGAGTCGATCAGTGCGTTTCCGGCCGCGGTGACCAGCTTTGCGAAGTTTTCCAGAGCTTCCTTCGCCGCCGGGGCGAACTGTGCGGCAATCTGCCTTTTCAGGGCTTCCCACTCATTGTTGTTCATCTGAATCTGATCATCCAGAGCGCCGAGTGCCGCGATCTGGTCTTCTGTCAGGACGTAATTATCCTTTGCCGCCTCCATGTATTCCTGAAGGGTTTCCGTTCCGGAGACAATCAGCGGATTCAGACTTTGATATGATTTGCCGAACAGATCGCTTGCCACAGCGTTCCGTTCGGTCTCGTTTCCCATGTTATGAAGAGCGTCAATCACTTCCATGATGACCTCTTCCGCAGGTCTCAGGCTTCCGTCGCTGGTGTCGATAACGGAAACGCCCAGTTGCTCGAAGGTTGCCGCCAGCTTCTCGTTCCCGTCCCTGGCGTCCGCCATCTTGTCGGTGAGTCGCTGCATGGAGGCCGTGAAGGTGTCCAGGTCAACGTCCACAAGGTTCTGCGCATACTCGTACGCCTGCAAAAACTCTGTGGAGAGGCCTGTCGATGCGCTCTTCGTGATGATTTCATCGGCGTAGGCCGCATACTCCACCGTCATCTGGTGGAGCGCCTTGATTCCCTCATACAGTGCCGTCACGCCTGCGGCGGCAGCGCCCAGGGCTGCGACCGTGCCGGTTGAGAAGGACCCCATGCCGTTCAGAGCGGACTTGGCGGCATCCGGCAGCTGAATGCCGAACTTGCTTGAAATGCCGCTCAGGGCGTCTCCGATCCCGGTCAGGCCCTTTTCCTCCATGCCGAGCTTGGCCAGATGGTCCTGCAGTGCCTGAGAGTTCTGCTGAATGGCCGCGGAGGTGTTGTTGTAGGCCGTAGCGGCCTCATTGACCTGAATCTTCAGCTGGGCGATTTCTTCCTCTGTGGCGTTTCCGGATTCTTCCGCCTGCCCCAGTGCCGAGACCAGCGTCTTGTACTTCTCCGCCTGCTCTTCCAGTACGGCGGTGAGCGTTTCATTCTTCTGTCGAAGGATCTCGGTCTTATCCGCCCCTGCGGCCATTTCGGAATCCAGCTCACGCAGTTCGGAATTGAGCACAGCAATCTGCCTGTCATACGCATCCGTACTGTAGATCTGCTGATCCATGGCCTTGTTGTTGTCCTGAATGGCCCGTTCCAGGTTGATGACTGAGGTTTCGGCGTTGGCCAGCTGGGCGGCATAGCTTTGGGTCTTGGTGCTTGCCTCGCCGTATTCCTGAGCCGCCCACTTGACCGCCTCCTGCAGCTGTGCCACCTTTTCCTTTTGGTGGTCCAGCATGGTCTGGAGTCCCTCGCCCTTCTTGGTGAGGAAATCCAGGCTGTCCGAATTCCCCTGATACTCCGCAGCGAGGCGCTTGAGCTCTGCGCCCATGGTCTTGTTGGCCGCGTTCAGCTCCGAGATGGCCTGCTTGTACTTCGCTTCGCCGGAGAGGGCGACCTCAACATTCACTTTTCTGGAGCTTCCAGCCATGGCGCATCACCTTCCCATGAAGTATTGTGCAAGACTCTTCTCATTCCCCGCCGGAACGTCAAGATCCACAAATCTTGTCGGCTTTCCCCCGGCATTGAAGGAGCCGTGCTCCGCTTCCTTCTTTGTCGGCCGGAACCACGAATTGAACAGGGCGTGAAGCCTTGCCGGGTTCATGGTCTTCCAGAAGGTGCGTTCGTCCCGCCCCAGGGAGAAGAGCCAGATGCTGAGATACCGGGCGAAATCAATCGATGAGGATTGATCCGCCCGGTCCGTCAGTTTCCCGAGTCTTCGTCGGGTTTCGTGTCTTCGGTTTTTCTGCCCGAATCTGCCGTGGCCGGCGTCATAGCCCGGAAGAACATGCCGGTCACGTCCAGCATGTTCATCATGGCCGGGGTGAAGATCTTCTTGACCTTCTTATCCGTCCAGTCCTGATCCCAGCCCTGATCCTCCGAGTAGTCGTTGAGCATCGCCGCCATGGTGATGGTCATGGAGTCGTAGGCGGACTTCTTCAGCAGGTTTTCGACCTTTCCGTCGCAGACCTGCAGGATCCGGTCCAGCACGGACATGTTGATGCGGAGGACATAGGTCCGTCCGTTCAGTTCGATGGATTTCTCCTCAAGCTTGATACTGGTCATCGTGTTCTGTTCCTTTCTTGAAATTCTGCTCAGGTGGCGCTCAGCACGGCGTCACACCACGCTCTGGCCAGCGCTTCGGAATCTACGGTGCAGACTTCCTTGATCTGGCCGTCCTCGGAATCATCCGCCAGGAACTCGCCGTTGGTGACAGGCGTCTGGAACTGAATGTTCTCGCCTGCCGTCTGGTTGGTCTCGCTGGGTTCGCCGAACATGCACTTGCCGACGAAGATGCAGTCGTACTTCTCCACGCCCTCGTACAGTGCCGGGGTGTAGAAGGAGACGCCGACATAGGCGCCCACCGTGCTGCGCTTGGTCACGAGGGACTTCACGCTGGTGGCGGTGCCTCCCTGCGGCGTGATGGAGCGGGTTTTCTCCGTCAGGCCGAACATGAGCTTCTGAGCGGCCTCCTTGATGTATTTCACGCCGAGGGAGATCGTGCCGCCGGTGCATTTACGGATGTACTCGGCAAGCGTGCTCTCGGCATACAGACGGCCCTCAGCAAACCGAAGCTCGATGTTGGCCGTCATGGCGTCACCCACCTTCTGCTTGTCCGTGAAGGAGATGTCGCCGTCCGTGTTGACGTATCTTGCGCACTGGATGTAGCGCAGGTCATACTTGGCCATGGGGTATTCCTCCCTATTTCTTGAAATTCTCCTCGATCCAGTCCCCTATGATCGTGACGCCGGGTTCTGAGATCAGGGCTTCGTTTTGGCTGAGTGCGGTCTTCATGAACGGTCTGGCGTCCTGACCGCGCTTGCCGTACTCGTTGATGAATGCGATTTCCGCATTCCGGGTGATTGTGTTGCCCCGCTTCCGGGTGCCGTCGAAGGTGATCTTCTCCCGGCCACCGTCGTCGGTTTTCTTGGCCTTCTTGGTAGTGATGTGGTCCAGGATGTGGTCATCGCTGTCCTCATCCCGGATCCCCATGTACTCGCCGGTACTCTTGATCTCTGCTGCAGCAACCTTGGCCATCTCATCGAGGGCATGTTCCGTCACATCCCACGGGATATCATGGATCCTGGTGAATGCGTCTTGCAGCTCACTCGAGCCGGTGAACGTCAGTCCGGCCATGGCCTCACCCGAAGCTTTCCCCGACGCAGGCGGCGTCCAGAATCACCCGGTGGTAGCCGGAATCGCTGTCAAAGTACTCTGCCTCCACCGTCACGCGCCAGTGGGCATTCAGCAGCGCCCATTTCACGTCATGCAGAAGCTCGGTGTAGTCCGTCTTGGACCAGATGGAGATCATGAACTCCGTCCCGGTCTCTGCTTCCGTGCTCTCGGCGTAGATCGTGCCCGTCTGGCCGTAAAGGTGGTAGGTGATGTACTGGGGGGCATCGCCCTTGTAGTCAGGGCGCTTCACCGGCACATTGACAGAGGATTCCAGTAATGTTTTCAGAGACATCTTTCATCCTCCTATCTGGCCGGGATTCGTTTTTGCAGAGAGAGCTCCAGCCATTGATTCCGCTGCCCGACATTGTCCACATTGACAACCTCCCAGGGATCGGGATCCCCGTAGAGGAACACCACCAGTTTGCCGTCATCGGCCAGCGGCGAGTATCTCATCGTCGCGGTGGCCGTCCGGCGTTCTGCGTAGCTGTCCCGGCTGAACACTTCCGAGCCGTGGTTTCCGACCCACTTGCAGTAAACATACTGACCGTCGCTGTAGACGTTCTCATACGTCTCTGCATCAAAGCCGTTGTCGTTGGTCACGACCACACGGCGTTTGACCTGAATCATGGTCCGGAGCTCTCCGGCGTTCGCTCTCTTGCTCATGCGTCATCCTCCGAATATCTCAGCGGCAGCACATAGCTGTTCAGCAGCATCTGCACCTTCGCCGGGTCCGCTGC